CGCAATTAGGAATAAAGGATCTATGTGGGTTGGCTGATTATAGCCAATCCCTTTTTTAATTTTAAAAAGCGTATAGCGCGAGAGTTGGTGGTAAATGAAATGAACGAAAAACAAAAGAGATTCGCAGATGAATATATAATGAATGGATGTAATGGTAAAAAAGCAGCAATTTCAGCAGGTTATAGTAAGAAAACAGCAGAGTCTTTAGCAAGTCGATTGTTAAGAAATGTTAATGTTTCGGAATATATTAAAGAACGATTAGAACAGATACAAGAAGAGCGTTTAATGAGTATTACAGAAGCTTTAGCGTTATCTGCTTCTATTGCTAGAGGAGAACCTCAAGAGGCTTACAGTAAGAAATATGACCATTTAAACGATGAAGTGGAAAAAGAGGTTACTTACACAATCACACCAACTTTTGAAGAGCGTCAGAGATCTATTGACCACATACTAAAAGTTCATGGTGCGTATATCGATAAAAAAGAAATTACTCAGAAGAATATTGAGATTAATATTGGTGAGTACGATGACGAAAGTTAAATTAAACTTTAACAAACCATCTAATGTTTTCAATAGAAACATATTCGAAATACTAACCAATTACGATAACTTCACTGAAGTACATTACGGTGGAGGTTCGAGCGGTAAGTCTCACGGCGTTATACAAAAAGTTGTACTTAAAGCATTGCAAGACTGGAAATATCCTAGGCGTATACTATGGCTTAGAAAAGTCCAATCAACAATTAAAGATAGTTTATTCGAAGATGTCAAAGATTGTTTGATAAACTTCGGTATTTGGGACATGTGCCTTTGGAATAAGACTGATAACAAAGTTGAATTGCCAAACGGCGCAGTTTTTTTGTTTAAAGGATTAGATAACCCAGAGAAAATAAAGTCGATAAAAGGCATATCAGACATAGTCATGGAAGAAGCGTCTGAATTCACACTAAATGATTACACGCAATTAACGTTGCGTTTGAGGGAGCGTAAACACGTGAATAAGCAAATATTTTTGATGTTTAACCCAGTATCTAAACTGAATTGGGTTTATAAGTATTTCTTTGAACATGGTGAACCAATGGAAAATGTCATGATTAGACAATCTAGTTATCGAGATAATAAGTTTCTTGATGAAATGACACGACAAAACTTAGAGTTGTTAGCAAATCGTAATCCAGCATATTACAAAATTTATGCGTTAGGTGAATTTGCTACACTAGACAAATTGGTTTTCCCTAAGTATGAAAAACGTTTAATAAATAAAGATGAGTTAAGACATTTACCTTCTTATTTTGGATTGGACTTTGGCTACGTTAATGATCCTAGTGCTTTTATACATTCTAAAATAGATGTAAAGAAAAAGAAGTTATACATCATTGAAGAGTATGTTAAACAAGGTATGCTGAATGATGAAATAGCTAATGTCATAAAGCAACTTGGTTATGCTAGAGAAGAAATTACAGCAGATAGTGCAGAACAAAAAAGTATAGCTGAATTAAGGAATCTAGGGCTTAAAAGGATTTTACCAACCAAAAAAGGGAAGGGCTCGGTTGTACAAGGGTTACAATTCTTAATGCAATTTGAAATCATTGTTGATGAACGTTGTTTCAAGACTATTGAAGAGTTTGACAACTACACATGGCAAAAGGACAAAGATACAGGTGAATATACCAATGAACCAGTAGATACATACAATCATTGTATCGATTCGTTGCGTTATTCAGTGGAACGATTCTACAGACCGGTTAGAAAACGCACAAATCTCAGTTCGAAAGTTGACACAATAAAATCTCTAGGATTATAGGAGGGAACAAATGTTAAAAGTAAACGAATTTGAAACAGATACAGATCTACGGGGAAACATAAATTACTTATTTAATGATGAAGCCAATGTTGTTTACACATATGACGGGACGGAATCCGATTTATTACAAAACGTTAATGAAGTAAGTAAATACATTGAACATCACATGGATTACCAACGACCTAGATTGAAAGTGTTAAGTGATTATTACGAAGGTAAAACTAAGAACTTAGTTGAGTTAACACGACGCAAAGAAGAGTACATGGCAGATAACCGTGTAGCGCATGATTACGCATCTTATATTAGCGATTTTATCAACGGCTATTTCTTGGGTAATCCAATTCAATATCAAGATGATGACAAAGATGTATTAGAAGCTATTGAGGCGTTCAATGATTTAAATGATGTTGAGTCACACAATAGATCTTTAGGATTAGATTTGTCAATTTATGGCAAAGCTTATGAGTTAATGATTAGAAACCAAGATGATGAAACGCGTTTATACAAGAGTGATGCAATGAGTACTTTTGTCATATACGACAATACAATTGAACGTAATAGTATCGCAGGCGTTAGATATTTAAGAACTAAACCAATAGACAAGACTGACGAAGATGAAGTGTTTACAGTTGATTTATTCACTTCACACGGTGTTTATAGATATCTTACCAGTAGAACAAATGGATTGAAGCTCACACCACGTGAAAACGGTTTTGAATCACACTCTTTCGAACGTATGCCTATTACAGAATTTAGCAACAACGAAAGAAGAAAAGGGGATTATGAGAAAGTAATCACTTTAATTGATTTGTATGATAATGCTGAATCAGATACTGCTAACTATATGAGTGATTTAAATGACGCTATGTTACTTATTAAAGGTAATTTAAATTTAGATCCTGTAGAAGTTAGAAAACAAAAGGAAGCTAACGTGTTGTTTTTAGAACCGACTGTTTATGCTGATAGCGAAGGTAGAGAAACAGAAGGCTCTGTTGATGGTGGTTATATTTATAAGCAATACGATGTACAAGGTACCGAAGCTTATAAAGACCGTTTAAACAGTGATATACACATGTTTACCAACACGCCTAACATGAAAGATGATAACTTTAGCGGCACTCAATCGGGCGAGGCAATGAAATACAAATTATTTGGATTGGAACAACGTACTAAAACTAAAGAAGGATTGTTTACTAAAGGGTTAAGACGTCGTGCTAAGTTGTTAGAGACAATACTTAAAAATACATGGTCGATTGACGCTAACAAAGATTTCAATACTGTTAGATACGTATACAACAGAAACTTACCTAAATCATTGATTGAAGAATTAAAAGCTTATATTGATTCTGGTGGGAAGATTAGCCAAACAACTTTAATGTCTCTATTCTCGTTCTTCCAAGACCCTGAATTAGAAGTTAAGAAAATCGAAGAAGATGAGAAAGAATCTATTAAAAAAGCTCAAAAAGGTATTTATAAAGACCCTAGAGACATCAATGATGACGAACAAGATGATGATACAAAAGATACTGTTGATAAAAAGGAATGATTGTAATTGCCTAACAAAAACACTCAAGAATATTGGGAAGAACGCGGACGCAAAGCAATCGAGAATGAGTTGAAGCGTGATAAAACTAAAGCTGAAGAAATAGAACGTATATTGAATATGATGATTAAACGCATTGAAAAAGAGATCAATGCGTTTATTGTCAAGTACGGAGATTTTGCAGGCGTTACATTACAAGAAGCACAAAAGATTATTGATGAGTTCGATGTAAAAGCGTTTCAAGAAGAAGCAAAAAGATTGGTCGAAAACAAGGAGTTTAGCGATAGAGCAAATGAAGAATTAAAGAAGTATAACACGAAAATGTATGTATCTAGAGAACAGATGTTAAAGATTCAAATAGAATTCTTAATTGCTTATGCAACAGCTCAAACAGAATTATCGATGAGGGAATATTTCGAATCAACAGCTTATCGTGTGTTCAGTGATCAAGCGGGTATTTTAGGTGAAGGTGTACAAGTAGCTAAAGAAGTTATAGATACAATCGTTGATACACAATTTCATGGTGTCGTTTGGTCAGAGCGATTATGGACTAATACCGAAGCAATGAAACAAGAAGTAGAAGAAATAATTGCTAATGTAGTTATTAGAGGTCGACATCCTAATGAATATGTTAAAGATATGCGCAAGCACTTAAATAAATTCGAAGGCACAGCACGACAAAAGACCGCAGCAATTAAATCATTGCTTTATACGGAATCGGCACGTGTTCACGCACAATCAAGCATTGACAGCATGAAAGAAATTTCACCGGAAGGATATTATATGTATATTGCAAAAATCGATAATAGAACAACTAAAGTATGCAAAGGGCTTAATGGAGAAATATTCAAAGTTAAAGACGCTAAAATTGGTGTTAATTTCTATCCTATGCATATCAATTGTCGTTCAGATTGCGCTTTACTACCTAAATCTATGTGGCCGAAAAAACCAAGCAAGAAACGAAAAACAAAATACTTCGGAGGGAAAGTGAAAAGCGGTGATTGATTTAAAAGTGAAGTTTTTTAAAGGCAAGTTAGTTTTGTATGACAGTAAATTAAATGTTTGGAGGATACTAATATGAGTAATACTGACAAATACCTTAGAGACATAGCAAGAGAATTAAAAGGTATACGTAAAGAGTTACAAAAGCGAAACGAAACAGTTATTATTGATGCAAACTTAGACAGTTTAAGGTCGGCAGTATTAGCCGATAAAGAAAAATCGAAATATAATGAACCTCTCTTTTAATAGCTAGCACTTAATTGTGTTGGCTATTTTTTATGTCCAAAACGTGCTGATGACATAAAAAGCACGCATGGAAAAACAGTCGACAGACTATAAATGGAGGTATATCTCATGGAAGAAAATAAACTTAAGTTTAATTTGCAATTTTTTGCAGACCAATCAGATGATCCGGACGAACCAGGCGGAGATGGTAAAAAAGGAAATCCTGATAAGAAAGAAAATGACGAAGGTACTGAAATAACTTTCACGCCAGAGCAACAAAAGAAAGTTGATGAAATACTTGAACGTCGTGTAGCCCACGAAAAGAAAAAAGCTGATGAGTATGCAAAAGAAAAAGCAGCAGAAGCTGCTAAAGAAGCTGCTAAATTAGCGAAAATGAACAAGGATCAAAAAGATGAATATGAACGCGAACAAATGGAAAAAGAACTGGAACAATTACGTTCAGAAAAACAATTAAACGAAATGCGTTCAGAAGCACGAAAAATGTTGAGTGAAGCGGAAGTTGATTCATCAGATGAGGTTGTCAATTTAGTTGTAACAGATACTGCTGAACAAACTAAATTGAATGTTGAAGCTTTTTCTAATGCAGTAAAAAAAGCGGTTAATGAAGCGGTTAAGGTTAACGCTAGACAATCGCCATTGACTGGTGGAGATTCATTTAATCACTCGACTAAAAATAAACCGCAAAACTTAGCTGAAATAGCTAGACAAAAAAGAATTATTAAAAATTAACGGAGGCATTTAAATGGAACAAACACAAAAATTAAAATTAAATTTGCAACATTTTGCAAGTAACAATGTTAAACCACAAGTATTTAACCCTGACAATGTAATGATGCATGAAAAGAAAGATGGCACGTTGTTAAACGACTTTACAACACCTATCTTACAAGAGGTTATGGAAAACTCTAAAATCATGCAATTAGGTAAGTACGAACCAATGGAAGGTACTGAGAAGAAGTTTACTTTTTGGGCTGATAAACCAGGTGCTTACTGGGTAGGTGAAGGTCAAAAAATCGAAACGTCTAAGGCTACTTGGGTTAATGCTACAATGAGAGCGTTTAAATTAGGGGTTATCTTACCAGTAACAAAAGAATTCTTGAATTACACTTATTCACAATTCTTTGAAGAAATGAAACCTATGATTGCTGAAGCTTTCTATAAAAAGTTTGACGAGGCAGGTATTTTGAATCAAGGTAACAATCCGTTCGGTAAATCAATTGCACAATCAATTAAAAAAACTAATAAGGTTATTAAAGGTGACTTCACACAAGATAACATTATTGATTTAGAGGCATTGCTTGAAGATGACGAATTAGAAGCAAATGCATTTATCTCAAAAACACAAAACAGAAGCTTGTTACGTAAAATTGTAGATCCTGAAACGAAAGAACGTATTTATGACCGTAACAGTGATTCGTTAGACGGTCTACCTGTGGTTAACCTTAAATCAAGCAACTTAAAACGTGGTGAATTAATCACTGGTGACTTCGACAAATTGATTTATGGTATCCCTCAATTAATCGAATACAAAATCGATGAAACTGCACAATTATCTACAGTTAAAAACGAAGATGGCACACCTGTAAACTTGTTTGAACAAGACATGGTGGCATTACGTGCAACTATGCATGTAGCATTGCATATTGCTGATGATAAAGCGTTTGCTAAGTTAGTTCCTGCTGACAAAAGAACAGATTCAGTTCCAGGAGAAGTTTAATAAATAATTAGGAGTGGTAACATGCCCGAAATCATTGGAATTGTTAAAGTAGATTTTACAGATTTAGAAGATAACAGACATGTCTATATGAAAGGGCATGTCTACCCTCGTAAAGGTTATAATTCTACAGATGAACGTATCAAAGCTTTAGCTAGTGTTGAAAATAAACGCAACAAACAAATGATTTACATTGTAAATGACAAATTAACCAAAAAAGAACTTGTCGAAATAGCAAGTGTTGCTGGCTTACAAGTTGATGAAAAACAAACAAAAGCTGAAATTATCAATGCTTTTGAGTCACTAGAGTAGGTGGTTATATGACTACGCTAGCTGATGTAAAAAAACGTATTGGTCTTAAAGATGAAAAGCAAGATGAACAATTAGAAGAAATCATAAAAAGTTGTGAAAGCCAGTTGTTATCAATGTTACCTATTGAAGTTGAACAAATACCGGAAAGGTTTAGTTACATGATTAAAGAAGTTGCAGTTAAACGCTACAACAGGATTGGTGCTGAAGGTATGACATCAGAAGCGGTTGACGGACGTAGCAATGCGTATGAATTGAACGATTTCAAGGAGTATGAAGCTATTATTGATAATTACTTTAATGCTAGAACGAGAACTAAAAAAGGAAGGGCTGTGTTCTTTTGAGATATGAAGATAGAGTTATTTTTCAATTAGAACAAGTAGCAACTTACAATCCTAAAACTAGCAAAAAAGAAAACACACTAATCACTTATGATGCGATACCATGCAATATTAACCCCATTTCTAGAGCAAGAAAGCAACTTGAATTTGGTGATGTAAAAAACGATGTAAGTGTTCTGAGGATAAAAGAATCAATATCTTACCCTGTTAGCCACGTGTTGGTTAATGGCATTCGCTACAAGATAGTTGATACAAGGATATACAGACACGAAACGTCATATTATATCGAAGAGGTCAATTGATGAATATAGATGGATTAGACGCACTGTTAAACCAATTTCACGATATGAAAACCAACATTGATGATGATGTAGATGATATTTTACAGGAAAACGCCAAAGAATATGTAGTACGAGCTAAATTGAAAGCTAGAGAAGTAATGAATAAGGGTTATTGGACTGGTAATTTATCACGCAATATCAGATATAAAAAAACTGGCGATTTGCAATACACTATCACATCGCATGCAGCTTATAGTGGTTTCTTAGAATTTGGTACTCGATACATGGAGGCTGAACCTTTTATGTGGCCGGTATACGAAGTGATTAGGAAATCAACTGTAGAAGAATTGAAAGCGTTGTTTGAATAGGAGATAAAAGCATGACACCGAACTTACAACTTTATAATAAAGCGTATGAAACGCTACAAGGATATGGATTCCCTGTTATTTCTCGTAAAGAGATGCAACAAGAGATTCCGTATCCTTTTTTTGTAATAAAAATGCCGGAGTCAAATAGAAGTAAGTACACGTTTGATAGTTATTCTGGCGATACGAATTTAGTTATTGATATTTGGAGTGTAAGCGATGATTTAGGACATCATGACGGACTTGTTAAAAGGTGTATCGATGATTTAACACCTAGCGTTAAAACAAACGATTATGACTTTGAAGAAGATGATACTAACATCGCACAGTTAGTCGATGATACTACTAATCAAGAATTGCTACACACATCAATAACGATATCTTACAAAACATTTTAAAAAACGGAGGAATATTGAATGGCGAATATGAAAAATAGTAATGACCGTATTATTTTGTTTAGAAAAGCTGGCGAAAAAGTAGATGCTACTAAAATGCTTTTTTTAACTGAATACGGCTTATCACATGAAGCTGATACAGATACAGAGGATACGATGGATGGGTCTTATAACACTGGTGGTTCAGTTGAATCAACAATGTCTGGTACTGCTAAAATGTTTTATGGTGACGATTTTGCAGATGAAATTGAAGATGCAGTTGTAGATCGCGTATTGTATGAGGCTTGGGAAGTTGAAAGTAGAATACCAGGCAAAAATGGAGATGCTACTAAATTTAAAGCGAAATATTTCCAAGGTTTCCACAATAAATTTGAATTAAAAGCAGAAGCTAACGGTATTGATGAATATGAATATGAATATGGAGTGAATGGTCGTTTCCAACGTGGATTTGCAACACTACCTGAGGCTGTAACAAAGAAACTTAAGGCGACTGGATACAGATTCCATGACACTACAAAAGCAGATGCGTTAACTGGCGAAGATTTAACAGCAATTCCACAACCTAAGGTAGATTCATCAACGGTTACACCAGGAGAGGTATAAAAATAGGGCGTTAAGCCCTATTTATTTTGTTTAAATTAATCATGAATGGAGATTTTAAGTTATGAATGTAGAAATTAACGGAAAGTCATTAGAATTAAGTTTTGGTTTTAAATTTTTAAGAGAAATCGATAACCGATTAGGTTTAAAAGTTGAGCAAGCTTCTATCGGTCAAGGTGTATCAATGTTGCCTGTAGGTTTAGAGAGTGGAAATCCTGTTGTGATTGGCGAAGTTTTAATTGCAGCTACATCTCACTTGAAAAAACAAGCAATTACTATTAATAACATTGATGAAGCACTAGATGAAATCGCAGAAAATATTGGACTAGAAGAATTTGGTTCGGATATTTTAACGGAGTTGGGAAAGCGACCTATGACCCGAAACCTAGTCGAAGTAGTGGAAACGGAAGAGAAACCAGCGGAAGCCTAATAACTTACGACAGAATCGTTATAACTTGTATGTCAACACTTGGTATTACAGATTTGAACGTTATTGAGCAAATGACATTAACAGAATATAACTATCGAATGTATGCGAAAGAGTATGAAATGCTAACCCAAGAATTCGAACGTTACAAACTTGCGTTTGCTATTCGTGATGCTGCAGCTACTAAAAATGTTGGGACAGAAAATAAACCTAAAGAGGAATATGTTTTTAACAACGCAAACGACGTATTGCCTTATGAAGAAAATATCCAACGGCTTAACGAAGGTAAAGATATAAGATTTAGTAGCGAACGTGATGAATACGAACCACAAAATAATGAATTCTTTAAAGTTATAGCAGAATTTAACAAGCAATAGAAAGAGAGGTGTTAATGTGACGGAATATAAAATTAAAGCGACTATTGAAGCTAGTGTAGCCAAATTCAAAAGGCAAATCGATAGTGCGGTTAAGTCTGTGCAAAGATTTAAACGAGTAGCAGATCAAACTAAAGATGTCGAATTAAATGCTGATGATAAAAAATTACAAAAAACTATCAAAGTTGCTAAAAAGTCTTTAGATGCCTTTAGTAACAAAAAAGTAAAAGCTAAATTAGATGCTAGTATACAAGACTTGCAACAAAAGGTACTAGAATCGAATTTTGAACTAGACAAACTAAACTCTAAAGAAGTTACTCCAGAGATTAAATTACAAAAACAAAAATTGACTAAAGATATCGCTGAAGCAGAAGCTAAGTTATCCGAACTAGAAAAGAAGCGTGTCAATATTGACATCAATGCAGATAACAGTAAATTCAATCGAGTGTTAAAAGTATCTAAAGCTAGTCTTGAAGCATTAAATAGGTCTAAAGCCAAAGCTATTATAGACGTGGACAACGGTGTTGCTAACTCTAAAATCAAACGCACTAAAGAAGAGCTTAAAAGTATTCCAAACAAAACTAGATCTCGACTAGATGTAGATACAGGGCTTTCTATACCAACTATTTATGCGTTTAAAAAATCATTAGACGCATTGCCGAACAAAAAAACAACAAAGGTAGATGTCGATACTAATGGTTTAAAGAAAGCTTATGCCTACATAATAAAAGCAAATGACAATTTTCAAAGACAGATGGGGAATTTAGCTAATATGTTCCGTGTGTTCGGTACTGTAGGTTCTAATATGGTTGGTGGATTACTTACATCATCTTTTAGTATCTTAATACCTGTAATAGCGAGCGTAGTACCTGTAGTATTTGCGCTATTAAACGCTATCAAAGTGTTAACTGGTGGTGTACTTGCTTTAGGTGGTGCCGTAGCAATAGCGGGAGCAGGATTTGTAGCGTTTGGCGCAATGGCTATCAGCGCTATAAAGATGCTTAATGATGGCACTTTACAAGCTAGCTCAGCAACAAACGAATACAAAAAAGCGTTAGATGGCGTAAAGTCAGCATGGACTGATATTATAAAGCAAAATCAATCCGCTATCTTCACAACTCTTGCAAATGGTTTAAATACTGTTAAAACTGCAATGCAGAGCTTACAACCGTTTTTTAGTGGTATTTCAAGAGGAATGGAAGAAGCGTCTCAAAGCGTGCTTAAATGGGCTGAAAATAGCAGTGTAGCTTCAAGATTCTTTAATATGATGAATACAACGGGTGTTTCGGTATTTAACAAGCTATTAAGTGCTGCAGGTGGTTTTGGTGACGGATTAGTCAATGTATTCACGCAATTAGCACCACTGTTTCAATGGTCGGCTGATTGGTTGGATAGATTAGGTCAATCTTTCTCTAACTGGGCTAATAGTGCAGCTGGAGAAAATTCGATAACTCGTTTTATTGAATACACAAAAACAAACTTACCTATCATTGGTAATATTTTCAAAAATGTTTTCGTTGGAATTAACAATTTGATGAATACATTCAGCGGATCATCAACTGGCATATTCCAATCTCTTGAACAAATGACAGCTAAGTTTAGGGAATGGTCTGAACAAGTAGGACAATCTCAAGGGTTTAAAGACTTTGTCAGTTATATACAAACAAATGGACCACTAATAATGCAATTGATTGGAAACATCGCAAGAGGATTAGTTGCATTCGCAACAGCAATGGCTCCTATAGCTAGTGCAGTATTACGCGTTGCAGTTGCAATAACTGGTTGGATAGCTAACTTGTTTGAGGCGCATCCAGCTACAGCACAATTAGTTGGTGTCATTATAACTTTAGTTGGTGCATTTAGATTTTTAATACCGATTATTCTTGCTGTATCTAACTTTATGGGTGGCGGATTAATAGGTAGAATCATTGCATTAGTAAGTAAGTTCGGTTTATTAAGAGCGGGATTAACAATTTTAAAAGGTGCGTTCATGTTATTAAAAGGACCATTAAAAATTATATCAGTTATATTCCAATTGTTATTCGGTAAGATTGGATTAATTAGAAATGCTATCACAGGACTAGTAACTGTGTTTGGTATTTTAGGTGGTCCAATAACAATAGTTATTGGTGTAATCGCTGCATTAATAGCTATATTCGTTTTATTGTGGAATAAAAATGAAGGATTCAGAAACTTTATTATAAATGCTTGGAATGCGATAAAAACGTTTATGGTTACAGTTTGGAATGTGTTGAAAACTGTAGCTTCGGTTGTATGGAATGCTATTTCAAAAGCTATCACTACAGCAGTAACTAATGTATACAATTTTATAATGATTGTTTGGAATCAAATAGTCGCTTATTTACAAGGGTTATGGAATGGAATTATCGCTATTGCAACAACGGTGTGGAACCTTTTAGTTACAATCATCACAACTGTTTTCACGACGATAATGACAATAGTTATGACGATATGGACAGCTATTTGGACATTCTTAAGTACAATCTGGAACACGATAATTACAATCGCTACTACGATTTGGAATTTGTTAGTCACTGTAATAACTACAGTGTTTACCACAATTATGACTATCGCAATGACAATTTGGAACGCTATTTGGACGTTCTTACAAACGTTGTGGAACACTATAGTTACTGTGGCAACTAAGGTTTGGAACGCTATCACTACAGCTATATCTACTGCGTTACAAGCGGCATGGAGTTTTATTTCTAATATATGGAATACGATTTGGAGTTTCTTATCTGGTATATTAACGACAATTTGGAATAAAGTTGTAAGCATATTCACACAAGTTGTTTCAACTATATCAGACAAAATGTCTCAAGCTTGGAACTTCATTGTCACTAAAGGTATGCAATGGGTATCTACTATAACAAGTACGCTAATTAACTTTGTTAATAGAGTTGTTCAAGGATTCGTTAATGTTGTAAACAAAGTTAGTCAAGGTATGACAAATGCAGTAAATAAAGTTAAAAGCTTTGTGGATGACTTTGTATCAGCAGGTGCTGATATGATCCGTGGTTTGATGAGAGGTATTGGTAATATGGCTAGAGACTTAGCTGAAAAAGCAGCTAGTGTAGCAAAAGGTGCTTTAAATGCAGCCAAAAGAGCGCTAGGTATTCACTCACCTTCACGTGAATTCATGGATGTTGGTATGTATTCAATGTTAGGTTTCGTTAAAGGTATAGATAATCATTCAAGTAAAGTTATCCGTAATGTTTCTAATGTTGCAGATAAAGTAGTTGATGCATTTCAACCTACATTAAACGCACCTGACATTTCTAGTATTACAGGAAACTTAAGTAATTTAGGTGGAAATATAAATGCGCAAGTACAACACACACATTCTATTGAAACATCACCGAACATGAAAACTGTTAAAGTTGAATTCGATGTCAATAACGATGCGCTTACTAGTATTGTTAACGGCAGAAATGCTAAACGCAATTCTGAGTATTACTTATAAAGGAGGTTACAAATGGACATAGAATTAACTAAAAAAGATGGTACTGTAATCAAATTAAGTGAATACGGGTTTATCGTTAACGATATAGTAATTGATAGCATGCAAATCAACACAAAGTATCAAGACAAAGAAAATATGAACGGTCGTATATTAATGGGGAGCAATTATATCAGTAGAGATATAGTTGTTCCTTGTTTTTGTGTGGTAAAAAATCGTTCAGACATTGCTTATATGCGAGATATGTTGTATTCGTTAACGACAGACATAGAACCTATGTATTTGCGAGAAATAAGAAGAAAAGAAGAGTTGAATTACAGGTTTACTCAACCAATTTCTGATGATTACGTGAAATTAGATAAAAACAACTTCCCGGATTATGAATATTCAAGACACGATCAACAAATTTATGTAAATGGTAAGCAGTATAAAGTTATTTTTAACGGAGTTATAAACCCTAAACAAAAAGGTAATAAAGTTTCTTTTGAACTAAAATTCGAAACTACAGAATTACCCTACGGTGAAAGTATTGGAACGAGCCTAGAGCTAGAAGAAAATAAAAAAGTCGGTTTATGGTCATTCGATTTTAATATTGATTGGCATGCAGGCGGAGACAAAAGAAAGTATACATTCGAAAATTTGAGCAAAGGTACAGTTTACTATCACGGTAGTGCTCCTAACGACCAATTTAACATGTATAAAAAGATAACAATTATTTTAGGCGAAGATACAGAATCATTTGTATGGAACTTAACGCATGCTGAAATAATGAAAATCGAAGGGATCAAACTAAAAGCTGGAGACAAAATTGTTTATGATAGCTTCCGAGTTTATAAAAACGGTGTTGAAATAAGTACCGAAACGAATATAGCTCAACCAAAATTTAAATACGGAGCTAATAAATTTGAGTTTAATCAAACGGTACAAAAAGTTCAGTTTGATTTGAAATTTTATTATAAGTAGGTGTCAGAATGACAATAACTATTAAACCACCTAAAGGTAATGGCGCACCTGTACCAGTAGAAACAACTTTAGTAAAAAAAGTTAATGCTGACGGTGTATTAACTTTTGATATTCTAGAAAATAAATATACTTATGAAGTTATTAACGCTATAGGGAAAAGATGGATTGTTAGTCATGTCGAAGGTGAAAACGACAAGAAAGAATATGTAATAACTGTCATTGATAGGAAATCAGAAGGCGACAGACAACTGGTTGAATGTACTGCTAGAGAGATTCCCATAGACAAGTTAATGATTGATAGGATTTATGTTAATGTAACAGGATCTTTTACAGTAGAAAGATATTTTAACATTGTGTTTCAAGGTACTGGAATGCTTTTTGAAGTCGAAGGTAAGGTTAAGTCTTCGAAGTTTGAAAATGGTGGTGAAGGCGATACAAGGTTAGAAATGTTTAAAAAGGGATTAGAACATTTCGGTTTAGAATATAAAATAACGTATGACAAAAAGAAAGACAGATATAAGTTTGTATTGACGCCTTTTGCAAATCAAAAAGCGTCTTATTTTATTTCTGACGAAGTCAACGCCAACGCTATAAAACTCGAGGAAGATGCAAGTGATTTCGCCACCTTCATTAGAGGATATGGTAATTATTCAGGAGAAGAAACATTCGAACACGCTGGGCTCGTAATGGAAGCTAGAAGTGCATTAGCTGAAATATACGGCGACATCCACGCAGAACCATTTAAAGATGGTAAAGTGACTGACCAAGAAACTATGGATAAAGAATTACAATCGAGATTGAAAAAGTCGTTAAAACAATCTTTGTCTTTGGACTTTTTGGTGTTAAGAGAATCATATCCAGAAGCAGACCCACAACCCGGAGACATAGTACAAATAAAATCTACCAAACTAGGTTTGAATGATTTAGTCCGTATAGTACAAGTTAAAACGATTAGGGGTATAAACAATGTAATTGTTAAGCAAGATGTAACGCTTGGTGAGTTTAATCGAGAACAACGATATATGAAAAAAGTTAATACTGCAGCTAACTATGTTTCTGGATTAAATGATGTTAATCTTTCCAATCCTAGTAAAGCGGCAGAAAACTTAAAATCTAAAGTTGCATCAATAGCTAAATCAACACTCGATTTGATGAGTAGAACTGATTTGATTGAAGATAAACAACAGAAGGTAAGCTCTAAAACTGTGACTACATCTGACGGCACTATCGTTCATGATTTTATAGATAAATCAAACATTAAAGATGTAAAAACAATTGGAACGATTGGCGATTCTGTAGCTAGAGGATCACATGCGAAAGCAAATTTCACTGAAATGTTAGGCAATAAATTAAAAGCCAAAACAACAAACCTTGCAAGAGGTGGCGCTACAATGGCAACAGTTCCAATAGGTAAAGAAGCGGTAGAAAACAGCATTTATAGACAAGCAGAGCAAATAAGAGGAGACCTAATCATATTACAAGGTACAGATGATGACTGGTTACATGGTTATTGGGCAGGCGTACCGATAGGCACTGATAAAACGGATACTAAAACGTTTTATGGTGCCTTTTGTTCTGCAATTGAAGTTATCCGGAAAAATAATCCAGCTTCAAAAATAATTGTTATGACAGCTACAAGACAATGTCCTATGAGTGGCACAACGATACGTCGTAAAGATACGGATAAAAACAAACTAGGGTTAACGTTAGAGGATTATGTCAATGCTCAGATATTGGCTTGTAGTGAATTGGATGTACCAGTATATGATGCCTATCATACAGATTATTTTAAGCCATATAATCCAGCGTTCAGAAAATCAAGTATGCCAGACGGATTGCATCCGAACGAGAGGGGTCATGAAGTTATTATGTACGAACTTATTAAAAATTATTACCAGTTTTACGGATAGAAAAGGAGGAAGACATGGATAACAAATTAATTACAGACTTAAGTAGAGTTTTCGATTACAGATATGTAGATGAAAATGAGTATAATTTCAAGCTTATTTCAGACATGCTGACTGATTTTAATTTCTCTCTTGAATATCATAGAAATAAAGAGGTATTTGCACATAATGGAGAGCAAATAAAGTATGAACATTTAAATGTTACAAGTAGCGTCTCTGACTTTTTAACATATTTAAACGGTCGATTTAGCAACATGGTACTAGGTCATAACGGCGACGGTATCAACGAAGTAAAAGACGCGCGTGTTGATAATACTGGTTATGATCATAAGACATTGCAAGATCGTTTGTATCATGATTATTCAACACTAGATGCTTTCACTAAAAAGGTTGAGAAAGCTGTAGATGAACACTATAAAGAATATCAAGCGACAGAATACCGATTTGAACCAAAAGAGCAAGAACCGGAATTCATCACAGATTTATCGCCATATACTAACGCAGTAATGCAATCATTTTGGGTAGACCCTAGAACAAAAATTATTTACATGACACAAGCGCGTCCAGGCAATCATTACATGTTATCTAGATTGAAGCCTAACGGACAATTTATTGATAGACTGCTAGTTAAAAATGGCGGACACGGCACACACAACGCCTATAGATATATCGGCAATGAGTTGTGGATTTATTCAGCAGTGTTAGACGCTAACAACAATAACAAGTTTGTACGCTTTAAATACAGAAGCGGAGAAATGACGTATGGCAACGAAATGCAAGACGTTATGCCAAATGTATTTAACGATAGATATACGTCAGCAATTTATAATCCTATAGAAAACTTAATGGTTTTTAGACGTGAATATAAAACTTCTGAACAACAAGCTAAGAACGCATTAAATTTTGTTGAAGTAAGAAGTGCTGACGATATTGATAAAGGTATAGACAAAGTACTGTACCAAATGGATATCCCTATGCAATACACATCAGGTACGCAACCTATGCAAGGTATTGCTTATGATGCAGGTATCTTATATTGGTACACTGGCGATTCAAATCCAGCTAACCCTAATTACTTACAAGGCTTCGATATCAAAACGAAAGAATTGTTATTTAAACGTCGTATCGATATAGGCGGTGTGAATAACAACTTTAAAGGAGATTTCCAAGAGGCTGAGGGTCTAGATATGTATTACGATCTAGAAACAGGACGTAAAGCACTTTTAATCGGGGTAACTATTGGACCTGGTAACAACAGACATCATTCAATTTATTCTATCGGTCAAAGAGGTGTAAACCAATTCTTGAAAAACATCGCACCTCAAGTATCAATGACTGATTCAGGCGGACGTGTTAAACCGTTACCAATACAGAACCCAGCATATCTAAGTGATATTACGGAAGTTGGTCATTACTATATCTATACGCAAGACACACAAAATGCGTTAGATTTCCCGTTACCGAGAGCGTTTAGAGATGCAGGTTGGTTCTTTGATGTACTGCCTGGACACTATAATGGTGCTCTAAGACAAGTACTTACCAGAAACAGTACAGGTAGAAATATGCTTAAATTCGAACGTGTCATTGACATTTTCAATAAGAAAAACAACGGAGCATGGAATTTCTGTCCGCAAAACGCCGGTTATTGGGAACATATCCCTAAGAGTATTACAAAATTATCAGATATAAAAATCGTTGGTTTAGATTTCTATATCACTACTGAAGAATCAAAACGATTTACTGATTTTCCTAAAGACTTTAAAGGTATTGCAGGTTGGATATTAGAAGTAAAATCGAATACACCAGGTAACACAACACAAGTATTAAGACGTAATAACTTCCCGTCTGCACATCAATTTTTAGTTAGAAACTTTGGTACTGGTGGCGTTGGTAAATGGAGTTTATTCGAGGGAAAGGTGGTTGAATAATGGTAGTAGATAATTTTTCGAAAGACGATAACTTAATCGAGTTACAAACAACATCACAATATAATCCAATTATTGACACAAACATCAGTTTCTATGAATCAGATAGAGGAACTGGTGTTTTAAATTTTGCAGTAACTAAGAATAACAGACCGTTATCTATAAGTTCTGAACACGTTAAAACATCTATCGTGTTAAAAACCGATGATTATAACGTAGATAGAGGCGCTTATATTTCAGACGAATTAACGATAGTAGACGCAATTAATGGGCGTTTGCAGTATGTGATACCGAATGAATTTTTAAAACATTCAGGCAAGGTGCATGCTCAGGCATTCTTTACACAAAACGGGAGTAATAATGTTGTTGTTGAACGTCAATTTAGCTTCAATATTGAAAATGATTTAGTTAGTGGGTTTGATGGTATAACAAAGCTTGTTTATATCAAATCTATTCAAGATACTATCGAAGCTGTCGGTAAAGACTTTAACCAATTAAAGCAAAATATGGCTGATACACAAACGTTAATAGCAAAAGTGAATGATAGTGCGACAAAAGGCATTCAACAAATCGAAATCAAGCAAAACGAAGCTATACAAGCTATTACTGCGACGCAAACTAGTGCAACACAAGCTGTTACAGCTGAATTCGATAAAATAGTTGAAAAAGAGCAAGCGATTTTTGAACGTGTTAACGAAGTTGAACAACAAATCAATGGCGCTGACCTTGTTAAAGGTAATTCAACAACAAATTGGCAAAAGTCTAAAATTACCGACGATTACGGCAAAGCAATTGAATCGTCTGAACAGTCCATAGATAGCGTTTTAAGCGCAATTAACACATCTAGGATTATTCATATCACTAGCGCAACAGATGCGCCAACATTTAAAGATATAGGCACTTTAGAGACGCCTAAAGAAGATGGCGTTGATGATGGTTCTGAAGTTTCAGCAACTACGAATACTTTAGGGAAATCAGGCTTGTTAGTTGTTTATGTTGTTGATGACAGTACAGCTCGTGCTACATGGTATCCAGACGATTCAAATGATGAGTACACAAAATATAAAATCGGTGGCACATGGTATCAGTTCTATAAAAAAGTTGACGAAGAATTAACGAAGAAATTTGTTGAAGAAACGTCTAACAACGCTTTAAATCAAGCTAAGCAGTATGTAGATGATAAATTCGGAACAACGAGCTGGCAACAACATAAGATGACAGAGGCGAATGGTCAATCAATTCAAGTTAACTTAAATAATGCGCAAGGCGATTTGGGATATTTAACTGCTGGTAATTACTATGCAACAAGAGTGCCGGATTTACCAGGTAGCGTTGAAAGTTATGAGGGTTATTTATCGGTATTCGTTAAAGATGATACAAACAAGCTATTTAACTTCACACCTTATAACTCTAAAAAGATTTACACACGATCAATCACAAACGGCAGACTTGAGCAACAGTGGACAGTTCCTAATGAACATAAATCAACGGTATTGTTCGACGGTGGCGCAAATGGTGTAGGTACAACAATCAATCTAACTGAACCGTACACAAACTATTCTATTTTGTTGGTAAGTGGAACTTATCCAGGTGGCGTTATTGAGGGATTCGGACTAACCGCATTACCTAACGCGATTCAATTGAGTAAAGCGAATGTAGTTGACTCAGACGGCAACGGTGGCGGTATTTATGAGTGCTTACTATCCAAAACAAGTAGCACTACTTTAAGAATAGATAACGATGTGTACTTTGATTTAGGTAAAACATCAGGTTCTGGAGCGAATGCCAACAAAGTTACTATAACTAAAATTATGGGGTGGAAATAATGAAAATCACAGTAAACGATAAAAACGAAGTTATCGGATTCGTTAATACTGGCGGTTTACGCAATAGTTTAGATGTAGATGATAACAATGTGCCTATTAAATTTAAAGAAGAGTTCGAACCTAGAAAGTTTGTTTTCACTAACGGCGAAATTAAATACAATAGCAATTTCGAAAAAGAAGACGTACCGAATGCATCAAAACAACAAAGTGAATCAGATTTGAGTGATGAAGAACTTCGCGGAATGGTTGCAAGTATGCAAATGCAGATGACGCAAGTGAACATGTTGACAATGCAATTGACGCAACAAAACGCTATGTTAACACAACAGTTGACCGAACTGAAAACTAACAAAACAAATACTGAGGGGGACGTTTAAATGATGAAGATGATTTATCCAACTTTTAAAGACATTAAAACTTTTTATGTGTGGGGTTGCTATAAAAATGAGCAAATTAAGTGGTACGTAGACATGGGTGTAATCGACAAAGAAGAATATGCATTGATCACTGGTGAAAAATATCCAGAGGCAAAAGATGAAAAGTCACAGGTGTAATGCTTGAGGCTTTTTAATTTAACACAAAGTAGGTGGCGTAATGTTTGGATTTACCAAACGGCACGAACATGAATGGCGAATTAGAAGATTAGAAGAGAATGATAAAACAATGCTTAGCACTCTCAATGAGATTAAATTAGGTCAAAAAACTCAAGAGCAAGTTAACATTAAATTAGATAAAACTTTAGATGCTCTCCAGAGGGAAAGACAGATAGACGAAAAAAATAAGAAAGAAAACGACAAAAATATACGCGATATGAAAATGTGGATTCTCGGTTTGATAGGGACTATCTTCAGTACGATTGTCATAGCTTTACTAAGAACTATTTTTGGTATTTAAAGGAGGTGATTACCATGCTTAAAGGGATTTTAGGATATAGCTTCTGGGCGTGCTTCTGGTTTGGTAAATGTAAATAACAGTTAAGAGTCAGTGCTTCGGCACTGGCTTTTTATTTTGATTGAAATGAGGTGCATACATGGGATTACCTAATCCGAAAAATAGAAAGCCCACAGCTAGTGAAGTGGTTGAATGGGCGTTATATATCGCTAAAAACAAAATAGCTATTGATGTACCTGGTTCTGGAATGGGAGCACAATGCTGGGATTTACCTAATTATTTACTCGATAAATATTGGGGATTTAGAACATGGGGAAATGCTGATGCTATGGCTCAGAAATCTAATTATAGAGGTAGAGATTTCAAGATAATTAGAAATACAAAAGACTTTGTACCACAACCAGGCGACTGGGGTGTTTGGACTGGTGGTTGGGCAGGACATGTAAACATTGTAGTGGGACCATGCACAAAAGACTATTGGTATGGCGTAGATCAAAACTGGTATACAAATAACGCAACAGGAAGTCCACCTTATAAAATTAAACACTCTTATCATGATGGACCAGGTGGAGGGGTTAAATATTTTGTTAGACCACCATATCATCCAGACAAAACTACACCGGCACCTAAACCAGAAGATGATAGTGATGATAACGAAAAAAATAATAAAAAAGTTCCAATTTGGAAAGATGTAACAACTATAAAGTACACTATTTCTAGCCAAGAGGTTAATTATCTAGAATATATTTATCACTTTATAGTAGAAGGTAATCGACGACTCGAAAAACCTAAAGGAATAATGATTAGAAACGCACAAACGATGAGCTCGGTAGAAAGTTTATATAACAGTAGGAAGAAATACAAACAGGATGTAGAATATCCCCACTTTTATGTTGATAGACATAATATTTGGGCACCTAGAAGAGCTGTATTTGAAGTTCCTAATGAACCTGATTATATAGTTATAGACGTATGTGAAGATTATAGTGCGAGTAAAAATGAATTTATTTTTAATGAGATTCACGCAATGGTTGTAGCTGTAGATATGATGGCCAAATATGAGATACCTCTAAGTATTGAAAATTTAAAAGTAGACGACAGCATTTGGCGTTCTATGTTGGAACATGTTAATTGGAATATGATTGACAATGGTGTTCCCCCTAAAGATAAATACGAAGCATTAGAAAAGGCATTACTTAATATATTTAAAAACAGAGAAAAATTATTAAATTCTATAACTAAACCAACAGTAACAAAATCTAGAATAAAAGTTATGGTAGATAATAAAAACGCTGATATAGCGAATGTAAGAGACTCATCACCAACAGCTAATAATGGCTCGGCATCTAAACAACCGCAGATTATAACTGAAACGAGCCCTTATACATTCAAACAAGCACTGGATAAACAAATGGCAAGAGGTAACCCGAAAAAATCTAATGCTTGGGGCTGGGCTAACGCTACACGAGCACAAACGAGCTCGGCAATGAATGTTAAACGAATATGGGAAAGTAACACACAATGCTACCAAATGCTTAATTTAGGTAAGTATCAAGGTGTTTCAGTTAGCGCACTTAATAAGATACTTAAAGGTAAGGGAACATTGAATAATCAAGGTAAAGCGTTCGCAGAAGCTTGTAAAAAGCACAACATTAATGAAATTTATTTAATCGCGCATGCTTTCTTAGAAAGTGGATATGGAACAAGTAACTTCGCTAACGGAAAAGATGGAGTATACAACTACTTCGGCATTGGCGCTTACGACAACAATCCTAACTACGCAATGACGTTTGCAAGGAATAAAGGTTGGACATCTCCAGCAAAAGCAATCATGGGCGGTGCTAGCTTCGTAAGAAAGGATTACATCAATAAAGGTCAAAACACATTGTACCGAATTAGATGGAATCCTAAGAATCCAGCTACCCACCAATACGCTACTGCTATAGAGTGGTGCCAACATCAAGCAAGTACAATCGCTAAGTTATATAAACAAATCGGCTTAAAAGGTATCTACTTCACAAGGGATAAATATAAATAAAGAGGTGTGTAAATGTACAAAATAAAAGATGTTGAAACGAGAATAAAAAATGATGGTGTTGACTTAGGTGACATTGGCTGTCGATTTTACACTGAAGATGAAAATACAGCATCTATAAGAATAGGTATCAATGACAAACAAGGTCGTATCGATCTAAAAGCACATGGCTTAACACCTAGATTACATTTGTTTATGGAAGATGGCTCTATATTCAAAAATGAGCCCCTTATTATCGACGATGTTGTAAAAGGGTTCCTTACCTACAAGATACCTAAAAAGGTTATCAAACACGCTGGTTATGTTCGCTGTAAGTTGTTTTTAGAGAAAGAAGAAGAAAAAATACATGTCGCAAACTTTTCTTTCAATATCGTTGATAGTGGTATTGAATCTGCTGTAGCAAAAGAAATCGATGTTAAATTGGTAGATGATGCTATTACGAGAATCTTAAAAGATAACGCGACAGATTTATTGAGCAAAGACTTTAAAGAGAAAATAGATAAAGATGTTATTTCTTACATCGAAAAGAATGAAAGTAGATTTAAAGGTGCGAAAGGTGATAAAGGCGAACCGGGACAACCTGGTGCAAAAGGTGAGACAGGTAAAAAAGGAGAACAAGGCGCACCCGGTAAAAACGGTACTGTAGTATCAATCAATCCTGACACTAAAATGTGGCAAATTGATGGTAAAGATACAGATATCAAAGCAGAACCTGAGATATTGGACAAAATCAATATCGCAAATGTTGAAGGGTTAGAAAATAAATTGCAAGAAGTTGAAAAAATCAAAGATACAACTCTCAACGACTCTAAAACGTATACGGATTCAAAAATTGCTGAACTAGTTGATAGCGCGCCTGAATCTATGAATACATTAAGAGAATTAGCAGAAGCAATACAAAACAACTCTATTTCAGAAAGTGTATTGCAACAGATTGGCTCAAAAGTTAGTACAGAAGATTTTGAGAAATTCAAACAAACACTAAATGATTTATATGCTCCAAAAAATCATAATCATGACGAGCGGTATGTTTTGTCATCTCAAGCTTTTACTAAACAACAAGCGGATAATTTATATCAACTAAAAAGCGCATCTCAACCGACGGTTAAAATTTGGACAGGAACAGAAAATGAATATAACTATATATATCAAAAAGACCCGAATACGTTGTATTTAATTAAAGGGTGATTTTATGGAAGGTAATTTTAAAAATGTAAAGAAGTTTATTTACGAAGGTGAAGAATATACAAAAGTATATGCTGGAAATATCCAAGTATGGAAAAAGCCTTCATCTTTTGTAATAAAACCCTTACCTAAAAATAAATATCCGGATAGCATAGAAGAATCAACAGCAAAATGGACAATAAATGGAGTTGAACCTAATAAAAGTTATCAGGTGACAATAGAAAATGTACGTAGCGGTATAATGAGGGTTTCGCAAACTAATTTAGGTTCAAGTGATTTAGGAATATCAGGAGTCAATAGCGGAGTTGCAAGTAAAAATATCAACTTTAGTAATCCTTCAGGGATGTTGTATGTCACTATAAGTGATGTTTATTCAGGATCTCCGACATTGACCATTGAATAATTTTAAACGACTAATTTTTTAGTCGTTTTTTATTTTGGATAAAAGGAGCAAACAAATGGATATTAACTGGAAATTGAGATTTAAAAATAAAGCAGTATTAACAGGTTTAGTTGGTGCATTGTTGTTATTTATCAAACAAATCACAGATTTATTCGGATTCGATTTATCAACTCAATTAAATCAAGCCAGCGCGATTATAGGTGCTATCCTCACGCTACTTACAGGGATTGGCGTTATTACTGACCCAACGTCAAAAGGCGTCTCAGATTCATCTATAGCACAGACATATCAAGCGCCTAGAGATAGCAATAAAGAAGAACAACAAGTTACGTGGAAATCATCACAAGACAGCAGTTTAACGGCGGAATTAAGCACGGAAGCACCAAAAGAATATGATACATCACAACCTTTCACAGACGCCTCTAACGATGTTGGCTTTGATGTGAATGAGTATCATCATGGAGGTGGCGACAATGCAAGCAAAATTAACTAAAAAAGAGTTTATAGAGTGGTTGAAAACTTCTGAGGGAAAACAATTCAATGCGGACTTATGGTATGGATTTCAATGCTTTGATTATGCCAATGCTGCTTGGAAAGTTTTGTTTGGATTACTTCTAAAAGGTTTAGGTGCAAAAGATATACCATTTGCAAACAATTTCGATGGACTAGCTACTGTATACCAAAATACACCGGACTTTTTGGCACAACCCGGCGACATGGTTGTGTTCGGTAGTAATTACGGTGCAGGATACGGACACGTAGCATGGGTAATTGAAGCAACTTTAGATTATATCATTGTATATGAGCAGAATTGGCTAGGCGGTGGCTGGACTGACGGAATCGAACAACCCGGCTGGGGTTGGGAAAAAGTTACAAGACGAAAACATGCTTATGACTTCCCTATGTGGTTTATCCGTCCTAACTTCAAAAGTGAAATAGCTCCACGATCAGTTCAATCTCCTACACAAGCACCTAAAAAAGAAACAGCTAAGCCACAACCTAAAGCAGTAGAACTTAAAATCATCAAAGATGTGGTTAAAGGTTATGACCTACCTAAGCGTGGTAGTAACCCTAAAGGTATAGTTATTCATAACGACGCAGGAAGCAAAGGGGCGACAGCAGAAGCGTATCGAAACGGATTAGTAAATGCACCTTTATCAAGATTAGAAGCGGGCATTGCGCATAGTTACGTATCAGGCAACACAGTTTGGCAAGCCTTAGATGAATCACAAGTAGGTTGGCATACCGCTAATCAAATAGGTAATAAATATTATTACGGTATTGAAGTATGTCAATCAATGGGCGCAGATAACGCGACATTCTTAAAAAATGAACAGGCAACTTTCCAAGAATGCGCTAGATTGTTGAAAAAATGGGGATTACCAGCAAACAGAAATACAATCAGATTGCACAATGAATTTACTTCAACATCATGCCCTCATAGAAGTTCGGTTTTACACACTGGTTTTGACCCAGTAACTCGCGGTCTATTGCCAGAAGACAAGCGGTTGCAACTTAAAGACTACTTTATCAAGCAGATTAGGGCGTACATGGATGGTAAAATACCGGTTGCCACTGTCTCTAATGAGTCAAGCGCTTCAAGTAATACAGTTAAACCAGTTGCAAGTGCATGGAAACGTAATAAATATGGTACTTACTACATGGAAGAAAGTGCTAGATTCACAAACGGCAATCAACCAATCACAGTAAGAAAAGTGGGGCCATTCTTATCTTGTCCAGTGGGTTATCAGTTCCAACCTGGTGGGTATTGTGATTATACAGAAGTGATGTTACAAGATGGTCATGTTTGGGTAGGATATACATGGGAGGGGCAACGTTATTACTTGCCTATTAGAACATGGAATGGTTCTGCCCCACCTAATCAGATATTAGGTGACTTATGGGGAGAAATCAGTTAGAATGACATAGTCATGTCTATTTAAGCAGGTGCGTTACATACCTGCTTTCTATTTACATTTAAAGATAAAATGTGCTATTATTTTACTAGAACTTTTTAACATTTCTCTCAAGATTTAAATGTAGATAACAGGCAGGTACTACGGTACTTGCCTATTTTTTATGTTATAATGTAATTACATTACCAGTAACCAATCTGGCTTAAAAACCACATTTCCGGTAGCCAATCCGGCTATGCAGAGTGCTTACTTGCGTAAAGCAGTAAGAAGCTGACTGCATATTTAAACCACCCATACTAGTTGCTGGGTGGTTTTTATGTTATAATATAAATGTGAAATGGTCATTCTTGAAATGACTCGGTCGCTACTGGCACAGACCGTCTAAAGTGTCATCACTACATGAACTGAGAATTCATATGACGTTGCTGACGAGCGACAAAGCTCTGTGTTCCTGAATGGGAGTAGGTTTGTGTGGTGGTATAATTTAGTAACAGCATAGACTGTCTATAGCAAAGTTGCCGAAGAGATTCTAAACGTATTTATAAATACGTGGCCCTTGCTAGATAACCGCATCTTAACTGATGCGGTTATTTTTATCCCCACACAACCAACAAAACCACACCACCTATTAATTTAGGAGTGTGGTTGTTTTAATATGTGAAGCTAAAATAACTACAAATGATACCATTTTTGATACCATTTTGTTGTAAAACAGAAAAAATAAGGAAAATAAAAAAGGCAAAAAACGCATTAAATCAACGTTTATTGTCTCATGAAATTTAAATGTATATAAATTTCACTTCCCATGGGTCGTTATGAATTCTTATTTTAAGCTTGTTATTACGCATTTTATAAACTCCTTAATCGTTATTTGATACCAATATGATACCATTTAATCAAATATGCTCATAGCTTGATGTTTTTTATCAGTATATAAATGAGAGTACGTTTGAATTGTTTCTGTAATGTTAGAGTGCCTCATTAATTCCATTAATAAATACATATCTACACCATTATTAATTAAATAGCTAGCGTACGAGTGTCTTAAATGGTGTATTTTTAGATTCGGGAATATAGATTTAAAATGATACGAATAAGTAATGTATCTAATAGGTTCTAAACCCCCGAATATAAAATAGTTTTCGTCAAAATATTTATATCTTTTAGAAGATTCATTATACATGTTTTTAAGCATCTCTCTAATTAATTTTGGTACAGGTATTATCCCTTTAGAACTTTCTTTTTTTAGATTGTATTCAATTTCTCTATTACTTAAATTGATTTTCTTATTTATGTCAATTTCGCCTTTTATTTTATCGTAATCTTTCCACTGCAAAGCTAAAGCTTCGCCTATTCTAAGACCAGAATAAAATAACAGTTTAGTTAGCTGACGAGAAGTATCGTTTGTGATTTGTTCTACTTTTTCATCAAATTCTTCACGAGTGATAAATTTAGCTTGTGGTTTTGTTCTGGGAATAGGAGTTACCGATAATGTGGGGTCGTATAAGAGCTTGTAATGCTTTTTGGCGTAATTGATAACTGCTTTAAAACCTGCCCACACAGATCGTGCATAGCCAACAGAAAGACCTGCATCGTTTAACAAATAATTCCTGAAAGCAGTACATTGCGTAGTAGTGATTTTGCCAATAGGGATATTTCCGAACCTTTCTTTTATGTGAGTATTATATTCTGTAGTTCGCTTTTCTATTGAGCGTGCAGAAAGATTTTCATTTTTTAAACGATTAAAAAATATATATTCAAAGGGTTGATTGTCCGAGTATCCATATTTAACATTTTGTATAAATTCGCTTTCAGCTAGTTTGGCATCTTTCTTACGTTCAAACCCACGCTTCATTTTTCGTTTGTTATTACCGTATACATCTTTATATCTAATAGAAAAATACCATTTACCTGTATTATCATCCTTATATACTGGCATTTTGCTTCTCCCTCCTCAAAATTGGCAAAAAATAATAAGGGTAGGCGGGCTACCCGAAATTTAGTACTAGGTACTAAATGTGATATAATAAAATAAAAAGTAGGTGATGTTATGACATTTAAAAACAATCATAATTTCAATGAATTAGTTTTAACGAATGAAGATATTAGAATTTTAAAAAATGTCTTAGAAGATGCAGTCAGTGTTTATGATGAATATTCGGTATGTAATGAAGAATCCGATTTTGCTTACTGTTTATTAAGAGACTTATATACATTAGACAGCTTAGCTATTTCGTCAAATAATGTTTGAATTATCGAATTGTACTCTTCGATTTTAATACCATGCATAATAGAGTTTCTGTGTTCAATAGCAGCTTTGACTGAATGTTTTAAATGTTCTTCTATTAAATCGTTGTTTTCCATTTCGTTTAAAAATGTTCTTATATTCCTCTTGTAATCAGGTGTTTGTTTAATTATATCTTTATCAAACTTGTTCAATATCAGCCTACACATTAGTTCTAGCGCTCTACCTAAAAGTAGTGATGTAGCTAGCCTTTTTTCAGACATAAAGCAATCATAAGCTTCAACTATATGAGTTTCAAAATCCTTGTCATTAACTGTTTCTAATAATTGAGTGTATTTTCTTAAAGAAGCCGGTAAATCATTTGCGTTTTCTAACAAAGAATTAGGTGTTCGATAAATTTTTGTAGATTTATCTGATAAATATAAGTCAGAATGAGTTTCAAAATAATAATGCGCAATTGCATCGTCGTTGTATATACTAGCTAAATCGCTCAAGTTAAACATTTGAAAATCATGTATGACTTTTTCGAAAATGAAAGTACTTTTTATATATTCACTTAACTTCTCGAAAGATCTTTCTGTTCTTTTTAAAACATCATCTACAGAAATATTTATTTTTTTCGCTTGCATGCCTTCTGACCCACCGTGAATATAAATTAAACCTCTGTAAAAACTGATATTCAAATCTGCGTAGCTATATTTTATACCGGAATAAAAGGGGAAGTATCCAGTATTTTTATCTATTACATCACCAAAAAATATATCCACTAATTCTTTATATTTTTTGTGAAGTTCATTCATTCTTTTTTCTATATCGTTATATCTCCATAAGTATTGTTTCTCTTCCATCCCTCATCCTCCTCACGCCATATAGGCGTTTATTTCTTATATTCTTCTTCAACATACTTTTTTACTAAATATTCAAGAATAAGTTCGGTCATTAGATCGTTTTCTTCGTACTCTTTATGAAGTTACTTTATTCTTTGAATTAATTTAACTTATCGCCATCTATTTTTTGTGAAATAAATTCCAAGTATTTACGCGCATTATGTGACGATAAATCTTTAGGTAACTCATAAGTGAATGGTTGATTACCACTAGTTAAAACTTCATATACTATAGTTTCTTTTTTTATTTTGCAATTAGTTATTTTCATTATAAACTCCTTTTAAACACTGATGAAATAGACGTCTTTTATATTAAAGTGCCATATAGGCGCTATTAATCACAATACAACTTTGCCCATTACTTTAATATTACTAAACGAAGCGACTTTGATATCATCATACTTCGGATTTAGAGATACCAAATTAATATAGTCTTCGCATATATCTACACGCTTGATAAGACTTACTCCATCTAATACAACGAGTGCAATTGTACCATCTTTAATAGAATCTTCTTTCTTAATAAAAGCGTATGTTCCTTGTTTTAACATAGGTTCCATTGAATCACCATTAACTAAAATACAAAAATCAGCATTTGATGGCGTTTCGTCTTCTTTAAAAAATACTTCTTCATGCAATATGTCATCATATAATTCTTCTCCTATGCCAGCACCAGTTGCACCACATGCAATATACGATACTAGTTTAGACTCTTTATATTCATCTATAGAAGTGACTTTATTCTGTTCATCTAATTGCTCATTTGCGTAGTTAAGTACGTTTTTTTGTCTTGGAGGCGTGAGTTTACTGTATATGGAAGTGATGTCGTTTTTTTTATTATTTCTTGTAGGAAACAAATCATCGATACTGATATTTAAAATATGAGCAATTTCAAACAAATCATCTTGTTTAGGAGTTCTGTACCCTGTCTCATAATTTGAAATAGTAGCCTTTTTAGTGTTGAGTTTTTCTCCAAGTTGATCTTGAGTTAAGTTCAATTTGGTTCTATAGTATCTGATTTTATTGCCTATAAATTTCGCTAATTCTTTTTTATCCATTTTCTTACCTCCTTAAATTTACCTATAGTATAACCCAATTATTTTTGGTATTCAACAAAAAAATACACGAAAAGCAAACTTTTATGTTGACTCAAGTACACGTATCGTGTATAGTTAGTTTTGTAAGCGGGAGGTGACAACATGCAATGGAATTTAATAAAGTTGAGAAAAGAAAGAAAGTGTACTCAAGAAGATTTAGCAAACCTCTTGAATATATCAACTGAAGGTTATCGTTTAAAGGAATTAGGAAAGCATCAATTTAAGAATGATGAGATGTTTATTATCGCTGATTTTTTTGACGAAAATATTGGAGATATTTTTTTACCCACAAAGTACACGAAACGCAAACAAACATCTTAAAAGGAGGAACGAACAATGCAAGCATTACAAACATTTAATTTTAAAGAGCTACCAGTAAGAACAGTGGAAATTGAAAACGAACCTTATTTTGTAGGAAAAGATATTGCTGAGATTTTAGGATATGCAAGAGCAGACAATGCCATTAGAAATCATGTTGATAGCGAGGACAAGCTGACGCACCAATTTAGTGCATCAGGTCAAAACAGAAATATGATCATTATCAACGAATCAGGATTATACAGTCTAATCTTCGATGCTTCTAAACAAAGCAAAAACGAAAAAATTAGAGAAACCGCTCGGAAATTCAAACGATGGGTAACATCAGATGTCCTACCAGCTATTCGCAAACACGGTATCTACGCAACAGACAATGTAATTGAACAAACATTAAAAGATCCAGACTACATCATTACAGTGTTGACTGAGTATAAGAAAGAAAAAGAGCAAAACTTACTTTTACAACAAGAAATCGGAGAACTAAAACCCAAAGCAGACTATGTAGATGAAATCTTAAAGTCAACTGGCACATTAGCTACAACTCAAATCGCGGCAGACTACGGGATTTCAGCACAAAAGTTGAACAAGCTACTACACGAAGCTAGATTACAACGAAAAGTAAATAAACAGTGGGTGCTTTACTCAGAACACATGGGCAAGAGTTACACAGAATCAGACACTATAGCAATTGTACGCTCTGACGGTAGAGAAGACACAGTTTTACAAACTAGATGGACACAAAAAGGCAGATTGAAAATACATGAAATCATGACTGAATTCGGTTATGAAGCTAACGTAACTGCTTAACAGGAGGGCGCAGCAAATGGAAGCTCAAAACAAAAAAGTCATTTATTACTACTATGACGAAGCCGGTAATAGACGACTATTATCAATTGGTAATTTAGATACCTATTTATTAGCAGATATCAAATCAAGGTTTGATTTATATAAAAAGAAAATACCTGACTTAGATAATCTGTTCGTTCAAATAGACGGTGTTGAATTTAAACTACTATAGCCCGAGCATCTTGTTAACGACTGACGATGCGATTTGTTGAATTATAGGGATTGAAACCGAAGAAACTTTTGACGCTTTAGCTTTAGTTTCTCTCCAAACTTCGACATCTCTAACATCATCCAAAAGGTTGTGACCTGAAAAATTCATATGTTTAACAAAATAACCTTCCATATAGAATTCAGCGTCTATATAACCTGCACCGGTCAATTGTTTAACAGTGTATTCGATGTCTTCACGTGAGAAATTTTTAATTGTATTTTCTAGGTCTTCATTATCTAGAACATTATTTAATTTTAAATCACTCTCTATAACTAAAAGAACTTCACGTATGCAATCGTGTTTTAACTTCATACGAATTCACCTCCTTAATAGGAGTATAGCAGAAAGGAGCATAAACATTATGGAAGATATGAAAGAAATTTATTCTTTAAAAATCCAAAAGAAGAATTTAAATAATAAACAAAAGAATTTAATGTCTGTAATTAATCAATGTATTGAACTAGAAAAGTTTTCTTACACCGAAATTAAAAAAGTTCTCTACCTAATTGATAGAGAACAAAAGTATTTAGCTAATAACCGCAGAAAAACATAAGTTAAAAATAATCTAACTCGGACTGCTGGCAATCTTCTAAATATTTTTCATACTGATTTTTAGTTCCGCCCAGAACGTATTCAGTATTGTAGTACGCTTGTCCATTATCCAAAATTTTAACTAATTTTGTACCAACATGAACGATATCCCAACCTTCTTTTAACAGATCGTTGGCTGCATCATTAGCTAAATCGTCATCGAAAGACAAAAGGTGATAGTAGTTTTTCATAATATTCACCTCCTCTCTGTAGGAGATAACAACATTATACACGAAAGGAATGATAGAAATGCCACATGTATTAAACGTAACCGTTCCAATACCTGAAACACATGTACTTATCACAAAAGATGAATATGATGAGCTAATTGGTTATTCATTAGACCCTGTATGGAACATGAGTGACTTAAAGAAGAAATTAAAAATTGCATCTGATGAGACTATCAAGGACAGATTACTATTTCATCCTAGATTTGAAAAAGAACTAAGAGCGCAAGGAATTGTGCATTACCCAGATGAGAATTTTAATCGCTGGAGATTTAACGCAAGAAAGATGAATAAATTCGTCGATGAGCATTTCAATGAAATATATAAGGAGAGAATAAAATGAGCGACACATATAAAAGCTACCTAGTAGCAGTATTATGCTTCACAGTCTTAGCGATTGTACTTATGCCATTGCTGTACTTCACTACAGCATGGTCAATTGCAGGGTTCGCAAGTATAGCGACATTCATATTTTATAAGGAATACTTTTATGAAGAATAAAAAAACTGCTACTTGCGCCAACAAGTAACAGTATCAAACACTTAAGAAAAAATTCATGTTTAATATAAAACGAAAAACGGAGGAAGTCAAGATGTATTACGAAATAGGCGATGTATGTCAGAAGGTAATTAATGTAGACGGATTTGATTTTAAATTAGCAGTTAAGAAGAAGGACCACAGCATTCTGGTGAATATCTTAGATTTAGAAGATAAGTTTATCGACGGCATAAACATAACTAATGAGAACGATCTATACACAGCATTAGACATATTAAATCAATCTATTTACGAATGGATTGAAGAGAACACAGACGAACAGGACAGACTAATTAACTTAGTCATGAGATGGTAGGAGGTCGCTATGAAGCAGACTGTAACTTATCTAATCAAGCATAAAGATGAAAATCTATTTATTACAAACCGACCAACCGAAGTGAACGATACAGTGAAGTATTCAACTGATATGCGAGACGCAAGAGAATTCGACGGACTAGACAAAACTGTTATTGATATGTCTAAGCACAAAGCAATCAAGAAAACAGTGACAGAAACAATTGAGTATGAGGAGGTAGAACATGACTGAGGAAAAACAAGAACCACAAGAAAAAGTAAGCATACTCAAAAAACTAAAGATAAATAATATCGCTGAGAAAAATAAAAGGAAATTCTATAAATTTGCAGTATACGGAAAAATTGGCTCAGGAAAAACCACGTTTGCTACAAGAGATAAAGACGCTTTCGTCATTGACATTAACGAAGGTGGAACAACAGTTACTGACGAAGGATCAGACGTAGAAATCGAGAACTATCAACACTTTGTTTATGTTGTAAATTTTTTACCTCAAATTTTACAGGAGATGAGAGAAAACGGACAAGAAATCAATGTTGTAGTTATTGAAACTATTCAAAAACTTAGAGATATGACATTGAATGATGTGATGAAAAATAAGTCTAAAAAACCAACGTTTAATGATTGGGGAGAAGTTGCTGAACGAATTGTCAGTATGTACAGATTAATAGGAAAACTTCAAGAAGAATACAAATTCCACTTTGTTATTACAGGTCATGAAGGTATCAACAAAGATAAAGATGATGAAGGTAGCACTATCAACCCTACTATCACTATTGAAGCGCAAGAACAAATTAAAAAAGCTATTACTTCTCAAAGTGATGTGTTAGCTAGGGCAATGATTGAAGAATTTGATGATAACGGAGAAAAGAAAGCTAGATATATTCTAAACGCTGAACCTTCTAATACGTTTGAAACAAAGATTAGACATTCACCTTCAATAACAATTAACAATAAGAAATTTGCAAATCCTAGCATTACGGACGTAGTAGAAGCAATTAGAAATGGAAACTAAAAATTAATTAAAAGGACGGTATTTAATTATGAAAATCACAGGACAAGCGCAATTTACTAAAGAAACAAATCAAGAAAAGTTTTATAACGGCTCAGCAGGGTTTCAAGCTGGAGAATTCACAGTGAAAGTTAAAAATATTGAATTCAATGATAGAGAAAATAGATATTTCACAATCGTATTTGAAAATGATGAAGGCAAACAATATAAACATAATCAATTTGTACCGCCGTATAAATATGATTTCCAAGAAAAACAATTGATTGAATTAGTTACTCGATTAGGTATTAAGTTAAATCTTCCTAGCTTAGATTTTGATACCAATGATCTTATTGGTAAGTTTTGTCACTTGGTATTGAAATGGAAATTCAATAAAGATGAAGGTAAGTATTTTACGGATTTTTCATTTATTAAACCTTACAAAAAGGGTGATGATGTTGTTAACAAACCTATTCCGAAGACAGATAAGCAAAAAGCTGAAGAAAATAACGAGGCACAACAACAAACATCAATGTCTCAACAAAGCAATCCATTTGAAAGCAGTGGCTCATTTGGATATGACGACCAAGATTTAGCATTTTAAGGTGTGGTTTAAATGCAATACATTACAAGATACCAGAAAGACAATGACGGCACTTATTCCGTCGTTGCTACTGGTGTTGAACTTGAACAAAGTCACATTGACTTACTAGAAAACGGATATCCACTAAAAGCAGAAGTAGAGGTTCCGGACAATAAAAAACTATCTATAGAACAACGCAAAAAAATATTCGCAATGTGTAGAGATATAGAACTTCACTGGGGCGAACCAGTAGAATCAACTAGAAAATTATTACAAACAGAATTGGAAATTATGAAAGGTTATGAAGAAATCAGTCTGCGCGACTGTTCTATGAAAGTTGCAAGGGAGTTAATAGAACTGATTATAGCGTTTATGTTTCATCATCAAATACCTATGAGCATAGAAACAAGCAAGTTGTTAAGCGAAGATAAAGCACTATTATATTGGGCTACAATCAACCGCAACTGTGTAATATGCGGAAAGCCTCACGCAGACTTAGCGCATTATGAAGCAGTTGGTAGAGGCATGAACAGAAACAAAATGAATCACTACGACAAACATGTATTAGCGTTATGTCGCGAACATCACAACGAGCAACATGCGATTGGCGTTAAGTCGTTTGATGATAAATATCACTTGCATGACTCGTGGATAAAAGTTGATAAGAGGCTCAACAAAATGTTGAAAGGAGAAAAGTGATTTGGATATAAATACATTTAAAAAAGAAGTAAATGTGATGAACTTTTTATTGAGTATGCACAGCAAAATTATTAATGAAGAAAATGAATCAACTATCAGCAGTGAAATTGAGAAAAAAATATTGGAAATACCACTGGCTGATAGTTGGACAGACTATTTACTGTTAAGTAACGAAGAAGTAAACCTTAAGTTAAAAAAGTTGATAATGTTGCATCGCCGAAATCTACAACTGGTAATTGACGAAAAGCATCAAGAAGAGCTTGAAAGAATTCGACCTTCTTTTGATCAAAACTTTGACCCCAATCCTGTGAAAAGATATTCACAAAATTAGAAAGTTTGTATGTGAAGGTTTCGTATGCGTAGTAGTCAGTCTTTACTTTAATCATTTTCAATTCTGTTACTAAAGCCTTATTTAGATAATTTAGACATTCTAAATGGGCATGATTAAATGTATTTTCAGTAAGCGTATACGCGATGTTTAAAGCAGATTTAGCAATCAAAAATAAATCAGATTCCCAAAAGAAAGGGTGAGTTTTATCTAAATGTAATTCCTGTTTTTCAGACATTGTTAATAAACGTTTGAAATTATTTTCCATATTTTCACCCCCAATCTAACGCAGTAGCGATAACAAAATTATACCAGAAAGGAGATAACGAAATGGCAACATTTAGAGTTTACAAAGAATCAGGTAACTTTGTCACAGTACACAAAGATTTTATACATGATTCTAATATAAGTTGGAAGGCTAAAGGTATTCTACTTTATTTGTTAAGTCGACCTGATAACTGGCAAATTTACGAAACAGAACTAGAGCAACATTCAACTGATGGACTTAGCGGTTTAAAGAGTGGAATCAAGGAACTGGAAGAAATTGGATATATTCAACGTAGTAGAAAACGTGATAAGAGTGGTAGGTTAAATGGTTATGAGTACTTAGTATATGAGCAACCGCACCACATTCGATTTTCCAACGTTGGAAAAACCGTTAACGGTAAAACCAACAATGGAAAAACCGTTAATGGTAAATCGCATACTACTAATAATAATAGTACTAATAATGATTTAACTAATAATAATAGTACTAATAATGAAGGAAGTATATTGTCGGGCAACCCGACGGTGTCTTCCATTCCCTACAAAGAAATTATTGATTACTTAAACAAAAAAGCGGGCAAGCATTTTAAACACAATACAGCTAAATCAAAAGATTTTATTAAAGCAAGATGGAATCAAGATTTTAGGTTGGAAGATTTTAAAAAGGTGATTGATATCAAAACAGCTGAGTGGCTGAACACGGATAGCGATAAATACCTTAGACCAGAAACGCTTTTTGGTAATAAATTTGAGGGATACCTCAACCAAAAAGCACAACCAACTGGCACGGATCAATTAGAACGCATGAAGTACGACGAAAGTTATTGGGATTAGAGGGATATTATGAAACCACTATTCAGCGAAAAGATAAACGAAAGCTTAAAAAAATATCAACCTACTCATGTCGAAAAAGGATTGAAATGTGAGAGATGTGGAAGTGAATACGACTTATATAAGTTCGCTCCTACTAAAAAACACCCGAATGGTTACGAGTATAAAGACGGTTGCAAATGTGAAATCTATGAGGAATATAAGCGAAACAAGCAACGGAAGATAAACAACATATTCAATCAATCAAACGTTAATCCGTCTTTAAGAGATGCAACAGTCAACAACTACAAACCACAAAATGAAAAACAAGTACACGCTAAACAAACAGCAATAGAGTATGTACAAGGTTTCTCTACAAAAGAACCGAAATCATTAATATTGCAAGGTTCATACGGAACTGGTAAAAGCCACCTAGCATACGCTATCGCAAAAGCAGTTAAAGCTAAAGGACATACGGTTGCTTTTATGCATATACCAATGTTAATGGATCGTATCAAAGCGACATACAACAAAAATGCAGTTGAGACTACAGATGAGTTAGTCAGATTGTTAAGCGATATTGATTTACTTGTACTAGATGATATGGGTGTAGAGAACACAGAACATACTTTAAACAAACTTTTCATCATTGTTGATAACAGAGTAGGTAAAAACAATATCTTTACAACAAACTTTAGTGATAAAGAACTAAATCAAAATATGAACTGGCAACGTATCAATTCAAGAATGAAACACAATGCGAGAAAAGTAAGAGTAATCGGAGATGATTTCAGGGAGCGAGATGCATGGTAATAACAAAACAAAATATAAAAGAAATATTACATTGTAGAGATGTATATGCTCAAAAGATGATTGATTTTGCAAACGGAGACCAAGAGAAACTTAAAAAACTTATTGATGATAAGTTGAAAGAAAAAGAAGAAAGATCCGCTATCGTCGAATATTAAGGAGTGTTAAAAATGCCGAAAGAAAAATATTACTTATACCGAGAAGATGGCACGGAAGATATTAAGGTCATCAAGTATAAAGACAACGTAAATGAAGTTTATTCGCTCACAGGAGCCCATTTCAGCGACGAAAAGAAAATTATGACTGATAGTGACCTAAAACGATTCAAGGGCGCTCACGGGCTTCTATATGAGCAAGAACTAGGGTTACAAGCAACGATATTTGATATTTAGAGGTGGATGATGAGTAAATACAACGCTAAGAAAGTTGAGTACAAAGGAATTGTATTTGATAGCAAAGTAGAGTGTGAATATTACCAATATTTAGAAAGTAATATGAATGGCACTAACTATGATCGTATCGAACTACAACCTAAATTCGAACTACAACCTAAATTTGGGAAGCAAAGACCGATTACGTATATAGCCGATTTCTCTTTGTGGAAGGAAGGGAAACTGGTTGAAGTTATAGACGTTAAAGGTAAGGCGACTGAAGTTGCCAACATCAAAGCGAAGATATTCAGATATCAGTATAGAGATGTGAATTTAACGTGGATATGTAAAGCACCTAAGTACACAGGCAAAACATGGATTACTTACGAGGAATTAATTAAAGCAAGACGAGAACGCAAAAGAGAAATGAAGTGATCTAATGCAACAACAAGCATATATAAATGCAACGATTGATATAAGAATACCTACAGAAGTTGAATATAAGCATTTTGGTGATGTGGATAACGAAAAAGATGCGCTGGCAGATTACTTATATAACAATCCTAACGAAATACTAGAGTATGACAATTTAAAAATTAGAAACGTAAATATAGAGGTGGAATAAATGGCAAGAATTACCAAAGAAACAAAAACTGTAAGCGACGGTTATTCAAGAGAAGACCGAGAAACGACATTGAACTATGATTACGAAAATCAAGAATGGATTGCTTACTCATCGGTACCGACACATATTACTAGAATGACAAAGTTGTACGGCGATGATGTAGAGGTATTGGAACGATTAGAATCTGGGACTGCGGTATTGGTTAGGGCGAAACTACCTAAAAGCGCAATAGGTTTTAGAAAATTAATGTCTGAAGAGCGACGACAAGAATTATCTGAGAGAGCAAAAAGAGCTTTTGGTCATTAGTGCTCGTGAATATAGGGCGAAAAACGACCAAAAAGACACACTAATACTTTTTAGGATAAATAACATCCGGAGAAAAAAACATGAGCTTTAAAAATTTTAACACAGGATAAATACAGAGGTGGAATAAATGAGTATCGTAAAGATTAACGGTAAACCATATAAATTTACCGAACATGAAAATGAATTGATAAAAAAAGAATGGTTTAACTCCAGGAATGGTTGCAAAAAGAGTACGAGGTGGCTGGGCGTTGTTAGAAGCCTTACATGCACCTTATGGTATGCGCTTAGCTGAGTATAAAGAAATTGTGTTATCCAAAATCATGGAGCGAGAGAGCAAAGAACGTGAAATGGCTAGGCAACGACGTAAAGAGGCTGAGCTAAGAAGAAAGAAGCCACACTTGTTTAATGTACCTCAGAAACATCCAAGAGGACGTTATGCGTGCTACCTGATGGAAAACGACATATTCGTGAAAGTTAAGAAGTAGATCATGACAGATAACGCACGCAAAGAATACCTAAATCAATTCTTTGGATCTAAGAGATATCTGTATCAGGATAACGAGCGAGTGGCACATATCCATGTAGTAAACGGCACTTATTACTTTCACGGGCATATCGTACCAGGTTGGCAAGGCGTGAAAAAGACGTTTGATACAGCTGAAGATCTCGAAATATATATAAAGCAGCATGGTTTGGAATACGAGGAACAGAAGCAACTAACTTTATTTTAGAGGAGATGGAAATGATGAATAATCGTGAACAAATTGAACAATCCGTTATAAGTGCTAGTGCGTATAACGGCAATGACACAGAGGGATTGCTAAAAGAGATTGAGGACGTGTATAAGAAAGCGCAAGCGTTTGATGAAATACTTGAGGGTTTACCTAATGCTATGCAAGATGCACTCAAAGAAGATATTGGTCTTGATGAAGCAGTAGGGATTATGACGGGGCAAGTGGTCTATAAATATGAGGAGGAGCAGGAAAATGAAAAAAATTAATGTTCAAATCACATACACTGGCATGATTGAAGAGGCTATCGAGGCTGAAAGTTTAGAAGAAGCAGAATTTGAGGCTCATGATATTGCGAGAATGGAAGTGCCATTTGATTGTGATGAATTTGAAATTAATGTAGAGGTGGAACAGGAAAATGAATAACACATTAACAATTGATCAATTACAAGAGTTATTACAAATACAAAAAGAGTTCGACGATAGAATACCGACGCTGAACTTACGAGATAGCAAGATTGCATATGTAGTTGAATTCTTTGAATGGTTTAATACATTGGAAACGTTTAAGAACTGGAAGAAGAAGCCAGGTAAGCCGTTAGATGTTCAGTTAGATGAATTAGCTGACATGTTAGCGTTCGGATTAAGTATTGCGAACCAGTCAGGTGTAAGTTTAAAGACATTAGAAAAATTAATCCCTAGTACTTTAGGAAAAGTATATTTTAATACGTCGTCAATTATGAAAGATTTTATGGAAGATTTTGTTTACTTCGGGTTAGGCGAAGAGGACTCTTTATCATTACCTCTTAACATTGCTTACAACTTATACTCTATCGACCAACTCATTGACGCATACAAAAAGAAAATGAAAAGGAACCACGAAAGACAAGATGGAACAGCAGACGCAGGAAAAGGATACGTGTAAAGACATCTTAGATCGAGTCAAGGAGGTTTTGGGGAAGTGAGAGAACGCACTAAAATTATATATCGTGGTTGGAATAAGGAGATATTTATTTTACAGGGTAAAAATATGAATGTTATTGGTTTGCGCCAAATATTTGATGAACTCAAAAGATCGTATGAAGGTTATAAAATCGTTGTTATTCCAATAGAAGTTGATTTTGAAATCAAATAAATAGGAGCTATGAGGAATGACACAATACTTAGTCACAACATTCAAAGATTCAACAGGACAACCACATGAACATTTTACTGCTGCTAGAGATAATCAGACGTTTACAGTTGTTGAAGCAGAGAGTAAAGAAGAAGCGAAAGAGAAGTACGAGGCACAAGTTAAAAGGGATGCAATTATTAAATTAGGTCAGTTGTTTGAAAATATAAGGGAGTGTGGGAAATGAATCAGCTGAGAATTTTATTACATGACGGTAGTAGTTTGATATTACATGAAGATGAATTATTTAACGAAATAGTATTTGTTTTGGACAATTTTAGAAATGATGATGACTATTTAACGATAGAAAAAGATTATGGCAGAGAACTTGTATTGAACAAAGGTTATATAGTTGGGATCAATGTTGAGGAGGCAGATGATGATTAACATACCTAAAATGAAATTCCCGAAAAAGTACACTGAAATAATCAAAAAATATAAAAATAAAACACCTGAAGAAAAAGCTAAGATTGAAGATGATTTCATTAAAGAAATTAATGATAAAGACAGTGAATTTTACAGTCCTATGATGGCTAATATGAATGAACATGAATTAAGGGCTATGTTAAGAATGATGCCTAGTTTAATTGATACTGGAGATGACAATGATGATTAAAAAACTTAAAAATATGGATTGGTTCGATATCTTTATTGCTGGAATACTGCGATTATTCGGCGTAATCGCACTGATGCTTGTTGTCATATCGCCTATCTATACAGTGGCTAGTTACCAAAACAAAGAAGTACATCAAGGGACAATTACAGATAAATATAACAAAAGACAAGATAAAGAAGATAAGTTCTATATTGTATTAGACAACAAACAAGTCATTGAAAATTCCGATTTATTATTCAAAAAGAAATTTGATAGCGCAGACATACAAGCTAGGTTAAAAGTAGGCGATAAAGTAGAAGTTAAGACGATTGGATATAGAATACACTTTTTAAATTTATATCCGGTCTTATACGAAGTGAAGAAGGTAGATAAACAATGATTAAACAAGTATTAAGATTATTATTCTTACTAGCGATGTATGAGCTAGGTAAGTATGTAACTGAGCAAGTATATATTATGATGACGGCTAATGATGATGTAGAGGCGCCAAGTGACTTCGCAAAGTTGAGTGATCAGTCTGATTTGATGAGGGCGGAGGTGTCGGAGTAGATGATGTGGTTAGTCATAGCAATTATATTACTAGTCATCTTATTGTTTGGTGTGATGTTGCAAGCTGAACAGTTAAAAGGCGATGTGAAAGTTAAAGAGCGGGAGATAGAGATATTAAGAAGTAGATTGAGACATTTTGAAGGTTAACGGGGGTTAAACAAATGAGTTTGAGAAAATCAACGCAAAGATATTTAGAAAGTGAATTAAGCAATTACAATTACTTCGATAAAGATATAGCGCGTGTAAGAGATGAAGTTTTAAACCCGTGGAGTCAACAAGATACTAATATCGGTGGAGATAGGGTGCAAAGCAATGTAAGTGTAACTGAAATAAAAGCTATTAGAGTTGTTAATGATAGAAGATTATCGCAATTGGCCAGAATGAAATCGGCTATAGAGGTTGTATATAATCATAGCACTACAGAAACTCAAAAACTTATGGAACTTTATTATTTTAAAAAGCCTAGAACATTAAATTTAACTGGTGTAGCTCAAGAAATAAATGTAAGTAAGTCTACTGCTTATGATATGAGGAAAGACATACTAGTTAGATTAGCAGATGAATTAGGTATAATACATTAAGTTTGGAAAAAGTCTGGAAAAATAACGTCACTTTCGGTGTTAATATGATAGCGTAAGATATTGACTATCTTACTGCGTTTCCCTTAT